TTGGGTTTATCTGAAACCCAAATAAATGAGGCTGACTACATAGAAGCAAGAGATGCCCATAGTGAGTGGGAATTTGGATTTACTATAAATAAAAAAACAGGTTCTAAAAAACTAATAGAAGATATTGCTAAATCCACCAAGTGTTTCCCCAAGTTCAAGAACGATGGCACATTTGGGTTTAACACAATCAAAGATTCATATACAGTTATTGGAGAGGATTCAGATTATAATACTGCTACTGAAATAAAAGAATCTGAAGTTATAAAATATTCGTTTAAAAAGACAAAACCTGAACAAATTTACAAAAAAGTAGATGTCCAATATAAAAAAGACTACGCACAGGATTCATTCTTAAAAAGAACAGATACTATTGGTGATAATACAGATAGTTATTATGGGATTAGCGAAGATGAAGCCATATTGGAATTTGAATCGCCTTACATAAGGCACGATGAAACTGCTGATAATTTGAGAGATTTTATTGAAGCACAATATAGGAATAACCACCTTATATTCAACCTTAAACTCCCTTTACAATACATAGAATTAGAGATTGGGGATTTGGTTAAGTTTAGAGATTTATTCAATGGTGTAAAGGCTTATGGTATTGATTACAGAGCAATAGATGAGCCTAATGGACAAGTTTACTATCCCTTATTTATGGTTACCTCTACCAAAAAGAATTTAGATTCAGTAGAAATTGAGTGTATGCAATTACATCATTTAAGTGGTAGTGTTGAGGGTGATATAGATACTAACACAGGTTGGTATGATTGGAATGAAGGGGGTCTATTTTATTTCCCTGATGCTACCCCTTCTATTTCAGAGGATACAGGCTATGAACCACCATTTATTCCAACAGCCCCTGTAATATCACCAATAGCAGACCTGCAAGAAACAAGTGAAAGCCCTACATTTGGGTTTACACTACCCATAGCAACTGCAATAGATGGTGATGAGGCTCAAACAGATATATCAGAACATATTACTATATCACTTAATGGAGAATCATATAGCAACACAGGGGAACTTGTTGTTGTTGGGCAAGGAAGCCATATAGCCACATATTCAGTTATAAGTCCTACATCAGTACTATCTTCAAGCATAACTGTTAATATATCACTTGCAGGTAATAGCCCTCCATATTTTGATGCGACTTTAAATACAAGTTCTCAGTTATTGCTTCCAAATAATTTAGGACAACAATCATATCCACCACAAGTTTTAAGCCAAATACAGACGAATGATTTAAGTGATGCTTATATACACTTTATTCCAAAAGAGGGAAATCAAAATAATTGGTCGATGCAAGGAGATGATTACTATGAAAGGTATGTATATGAAACTGCAACAATATCAAGAGATATATCCTTGTCAGGGCAAGATATTGATGGCAATATCTCAAATGTAGATTCTCAAACTCACTATGGGTGGGGAGCATTACTTTATTTATCTAATAATGAGATAATCTCAGGTGAAGACTTTAATGCTTGGGGGCAAAGGTTAGTGAATATGGGGGAAATTTCTGTTGGTGAAAGCCTTGACGAAAATGGGTATAATTATCAATTTATTACCCCTACATATTATCCTGATTATTTGGATGGAAATTTCATACCTATAGGACAAAACCCTGACCAAAACACCCCTATAGGGTGTGCCATTGTTAGAGATGATTTATCAAATTCCCCATACCCTGAAGGTAGTGTGCATTTCTTTTGGTGGTATGTTGTAGTATATGACCCTGTATATAGAGAAAATAATCCTCCAAATGTCGTTACTATGCTTGGGGATGGCAATAATGACAATACATTAAATGTATTAGATGTAGTGGGGATGGTTAATTTTGTATTAAGTGGGTTTGACCCAACAGGACAACTCAACAATATATATGATATGAATCAAGATAGTGAAGTAAATGTATTAGATGTTGTAACTTTAGTAAATATTATATTGGATAGTTAGATGATAACTTATGGTAATGGCGAAGTAATCGCAGAAGAAAACATACAAGCCTTTGATATACGATTCAAAGGGAATATAAGCATCACTCCTGAACAGGATAATTGGGTTATACAGTCTAAAGGCAATCGTATTATTGGGATTAATATGAGCCAAACCTCTCAACCTTTACTATTTACTTATAAGGGTGAGTTGAGGTTATTATCTGCCAAAATCGTTAAAGATAATGAATTAAAAAGGTCGAGAATCACTCTACAAGGTGTGGACTTTTGGGAATTAGATAGAGAGAATTGGGAAGATGATGGCTCTCTATGGGGTACTCGTAATGGTACTTATTTGGTTGGTTCAAGGCAAAGGCGAACCACTATTAAGAATTTAGAAAATGGTGTATCTAAAGCACCTAAAAGGAGTTATTAATGCAGAATGTAGGCACACCAAGATTTTATGTAGATATATTGCAGTGGTTGAAAAGTCAAGGACTATTGTCATTAAACGCTTCATCATTTACAAATGATAATTTAATGGATTTGATTGGGGTAAACCCATCTGAGCAATTAACCTTTACAGGGGGGGATGGATGGAAGGATGTTATAAGATTTAACACATCATCGCCATTAAAAGATTTAATGCCAAATGATAAAAACTTTGCTATGTATTTAGGGCATAACCTTAAAACTGCCAATGCAGAAGTATATATACAGGAGGGAGAGGGAACAGTAAACCCAGAAGAAGTGGCATCAACATATTCTTCAGTAGCACAAGGATTGTTGGTAAATTATAATAACGCTAATGATGTAGATTATGATGGATTCTCAATAAGTATAGGGAATGATGCTGACGATATGCAGACAGATTTATTGCAATTTAGATTTGATAATGTCGAATCTACTGAAAACGACACTGTTGATTACCCAACCCCAATCAAAATGGGTTCTTTATTATATGGCACTTACTATGATATGCCACACTCTCCTGATTTAAATCTTAAATTAAGATATGAGTATGATGGTGTAAAAACAGTACAAACTAAAGGTGGTGCTACCTTATCCAATGCCTTATACACTAAACCTGCTGATTGGGGTGATATTGGTGCATGGCAATTAGGAACTACAGAAACTCCTAACCCTTCTAATTTTCGTACAGGTCGTAGAGTATGGGATTTATCTTTTTCTTACTTGAATGATAGTGATATTATGCCCAACTTGGGAGTGCAGAATTATGAGGTAGGGGAAACTGCAGAAGATATTTTAGATGGTACTGATTTTTTCTCACAAGTATGGAATCGCACAATAGGTGGTCATTTGCCATTTATATTTAATCCAAGTGGAGGTGGTACTTCACCTAACAACAATCCTGACCAATTTGCTATATGTAGATTTGATATGGATTCGCTGAGTTACGACCAAATAGCACACAATGTATATAATGTTAAACTAAAGATAAGGGAGGTTTGGTAATGGGAACGACTTTTGGTTTGGGTTCATTTTCGTATTACTGGGATGGTGGTCAGACAATTTGGATGACCACCCAATGGGAGGGTACAGTTGTCCTATATACTGTGCAGTAGAGCACAAACACTTCAACGAGGGTCTTGAACAGGACAATCCCATTGAGCAAAGAAAATTATCAGTTGGTCAAGAAACTCACTAAACTCATGCTTTTCTAAATCTTTAGTGCTTTCAATGTGGAACTCGTCTTTTATTCTTTCGTGTAATTCATCGTCTGTATATCCAAGTTGTTTAGATGCCTCTTTTAACATAACTCTATAATAGGCGTTTTGCTGTGGAGAACGCTGTTTAACAGCCTTTTTAATCTCCAATGATACTTCACCCTCAAACTGACCTAAACTACGCTTAAAACCCTCTTTATCGTGTAGGGTTAATTTACCATCTTTTACTTTACCTGTAAACTTCATAAGAGTAATATTTCGTGTATTTTTCTTTTAGTGTCCATTTAGATACTTCTTCCCAACTAAATATGTATGATTCGGCTTCAGTATCACTTATTGGTACTATAAACCAATAAAACTGTGGTTTTTTGGAGGAGTTATGGTCATCATAATTCACATTAAAGTATTTCCCTCCCCATTTTATATCAAAGGTCTTGCCTTCCCAAGTCATATCAGGTGCGTATGGGTTTAATAAAGGCAACAACTCAATTAAAGGTTGAAATGCAAAGTGTTTGTGTTTGCTATTCATATATTCTCTTGCGATTAACTCACACAGAACGCCTTTAAATTGGATTTCTCCCTCCCTATCTCCCCTATCTCTTTCACTACCATCTTGGTAGATACTTGATGATACCTTTGTCCTTAATGCTGAAATATCCCTTGCTATCTCATTATATTTTGCAGGGAATTTAATATTCTCAAGTCGCTTCATCTCTCCTGTACCCTTTATTAATTAAATAGTTAGTTTTCCACATATTGACATAGTGCTTTTTTTCAAATTCGGTATTGCCCATATTATGCCATTCTTGATGATGTCCTCTACACAGAGGCACACAAGAATAATCCTCTATACATCCTTTTTTTCTGTTGCCACCCATTCCTACTGTGTCCATGTGGTGTGCATCCACAGGACTTTGACCACACACAGCACAAGAAAATGATTTTACAAATTCAATAAACTTCTTGTTATCGTTACTGATGGTTCGCCTTTCTCTTGAATAAATGTTGGTATTCCTAAATATTTCATATTATCATCCCATATAAACCCTTCACGACTAAGGGCATCTATAAGTTGTTTACATCCACCGACAAAATTATCAAAGTCTAATTCTCTTTTCCTGTACCCTATCAACACAAGTCCACATTTCTGACCTTCTTTTACTTTTGGTATTTTGTTTAAGGTCATCTGATTCCTCACTAATAGTTGGTAGGAATCTCGAAGTTTGGCTTTTTTAGACCAATGGTATTTATCTATTTGGTTACGAGATATAATCTCTATGGGAAGTTTGATTGTGGATATATTAGACACTTTCTCTTTCAATAAGCATATTTAGATAGAATCTTGCCTTTTCCAAGTCCTCTACTCCCCCCTTGTGTTCAAATCGAGTTACATATTTTATAATGTTGCCTTGAAGATAATCCATATCCCAAGCGTTAATATACTCAATACACTCTATTCTGCCTTTAGTGTAGTGAGGTGGGTGATTTACTGCATCCAATTCTTATATCTCCTATTTTGTTTATAATTACTTCCAAATTCTTCCTTCATGGCACATATATGGCACACCTTTCTTGAGTGGGTGTCTTTTAGTAAATCTTTTATGGCAGGATGAGGGAACAATTCCCATCTTGGGGCGTATTTCTTTTCTTTGTTGCATAGTTCACACCTAAAGTGGTGTTTCCCTTGAATTTGCTTGATTCTGTTAAGCATCACTAAAGTCTGTATCGACCTCTTTCACATCCTCCAACTGCCCACCTAATTCCAAATATCTATTCTGAATCACATCAATAAGTTTGTCTGTAATCAACGCACCTGTGAATTTAGAGTGATAACCTGTACCAACTTCATAGTAGTGTCTTAGG